TTTGCTTGCGATCATTATCGCTCCCATACTTCCTCTATTTGCTACAAACGAAATGGGTTGGTGTGATAACCACAGCCATCAAGGAATCGGTCCACGCTTACCTGATACTGGGTGGATGTCTATTTTTATGACACCTGACAACAGTTTAAATGGTGATTATTCTTTTGAAAAAATCAATGGAATTAGCTATTGGTCTAAGGTTAAGTGGCTATGGCGTAACCCTGCGTATAGCTTTGCAATACGCTATTTAAACAATCCTTACTACACCATTGTTAAAGGTGACAAAACAATTAAAGACAACGATAACGCCAAAGCTGGATGGTGCTTTGTTCGTGCTAATGGCTTATTTCAATTTACTCTTGTTGCCCCTATTGGCTTTAGCCGTTGCGTTTACATCAATTTAGGATGGAATGTGCGTGGTTTAGTTGATGACAACATCCCAATCAAACCTGATCCTTGGCAATCCACCTTTGTATTTTCTCCACGCATTTCAGGGTTTAGATAATGAGCTACAAGGATGAGCTTACTAAAGCCAATACCAAATTAGCGGGTTATCCCAATGTGCGTTTTGTAGGATATGGTCTTAAAAAAGGTCGTGCTTTAGGAACTCTCAAAAATGTCAAAGATGAGCAGATTATTGAGATGCCTGTAGCAGAGAACTTGATGATGGGGTTTGCAATAGGACTGTCACTCAAGGGATACCTCCCAGAGGTCTTTATTGAGCGTATGGACTTCTTAATGAACGCAATGGATGCAATGGTCAACCATTTAGACAAAATAGCCAAAATCTCTCATGGTGAGTTTCACCCAAAAGTCATTATTCGTTGCATTGTGGGCAATACCAAGAAGCCTCTTTATACAGGCGCTACTCATACTCAAGATTTAACTGAGGGAATACGCCAAATGGTGAGCTTTCCAGTGTGGAAAATGAAAGATGAGGGTGATATTGAAGTGTTTTATGACCTTGCCAGCAAGACTTTTGATTCCGTAATGTTGGTCGAATATAAGGATTTAGCGTGAAAAGCAATAAATACAGTGATTTTAAGATCTTCCATCATCCAGAAAAGCTGATTTCTTTTGGGGCGGGGAAGGTTACTGCACCTGTGTATGTTCGGGTCAAGCCAATTAACCTTTGTAATCACGGCTGTTTCTTTTGCGTGTATAGCACTGGTTTTAGAGTAAAAGACGGTGGAGAAGAAGAACATATTGTTAGCGGTATGCACGAGGACATGAAGGAAGATGACATCATCCCTAGAGATAAGATGATTGAGATCTTGCATGACCTAGCTAACATGGGTACTAAAGCTATTACATGGAGTGGGGGTGGAGAGCCATTGATGCACCCTGATATAGCAGACTTCATGCGCTTAACATTAGCTCTCAAGATGGACCTATCCATCATCACCAATGGTCAGAACCTAGTTAAAGAAAAAGCGGAAATCTTAGCCAAAGCCAAGTGGGTGCGTGTATCAATGGATTACACCAATGGCGAGGAAATGAAGCGGTTTAGGAATGTGCCAGAAAAGAGTTTTGATAGCATCATCCGCAATCTAAGAGGTTTTGCGGGAATGAAAGATGCGGGATGTGATCTGGCTGTTAATTATATTGTGCATCGCAACAATTACAAAAATCTTGGGGGACTAACCCAGTTATTAAAAGATAGCGGTGTTGAAAATGTGCGTTTCAGTCCAATGTATGTACCAGACTTTTATGAATACCATAAACCGATAGCAGAGGAAGTTAATGAACAGCTTAAAAACATTCAAAAGATATGTGATGATCGCTTTACTGTTAACAGCACTTACAACATTACTCCTGGGAGTAGTCACTCTCATACTAGAAGCTATCACAAGTGCTTCATTATGCAGACCGTACCCGTCATCGGTGCAGACCTCAATGTATATGCTTGTCATAACAAAGCCTACGATAAGTCAGGATGTATAGGATCTATCAAAGACAGTAGCTTTCATAGGCTATGGTTTAGCCCTGAAACACAAGCCTATATGGACAAATTCAATGCTAAGACCACTTGTATGCACGAGTGTTCTAACGACAGAAAGAACATATTGATTAACGAAGTCATTAACGCTAGTACCGACAACTTTATTTAAGGAAAATCATGGCAACTAAGAAGAAGGCAGTATCAAAAGAACCCGTACAACCGATTATTTTTATTGCCACCCCCATGTATGGCGGTATGTGCGCTGGCTTTTACACTCAGTCGATATTGCAATCCATTAGCGTATTAAGCCAAGCGGGAATCCAAACTCAGTTTAGCTTTATGTTTAATGAGAGCTTGATTACTAGGGCTAGAAACGCTTTAGCGCATACTTTCTTGAAGTCCAACTCTACCCATTTGATGTTTATTGATGCAGACATCAAATTCAGACCAGAGGACATTGTAAGAATGATCCAAGCTGATAAAGACATCATCTGCGGTATTTACCCTAAAAAAGAAATCAATTGGAATAGCACCAAGCAAGCAATGGATGCGGGTGTTCCTAATGACCAGTTAAAGAGCCATACAGGAAGTTTTGTAGTTAACCTAGTTGACTATGCGGGTGAAGTCACTGTTCCCATAGATCAGCCAGTAGAGATCTTTAATGGCGGTACTGGCTTTATGCTAATTAAACGCAAAGTGTTTGAGAAACTCAAGAAAACAGTGCCTTCTTACACCAATGATGTAGGAGATCTTTCAGGTCAGTTAAATCACGCAGAGCAGATCCATGAATACTTTGCTACCTCGATTGAACCTGATAGCAATCGCTTGCTTTCAGAGGATTATCACTTTTGCCGTATTTGGAGATTAGCGGGTGGAAAAGTGTTTGCAGCGCCTTGGGCTAACTTAGGACATTTAGGAAGCTACTTGTTTGAAGGGCAACTTACTCCAGCACCTTGATCTTTAACCAGATGCGTTCATGTAACCAATATAGGGCTATCTTAGAAAATAGCTCTATAAAGGCTATGCTGAATGCTAGGTTTACTTGACCTGTCACTATCCAAGATAGAACAAAAGTATCAAAACTGCCTGTAATGCGCCAAGTTACAGCTTTAAGCAGTGATTTGTAATGGCTATCCATTATCAATTTTAATAGTGATCGAGTCAGTAGCTTCCTGTAAAAAAGGAAAGAGCTTGTTAAAAGCATCTACTGAGTTACTAATCCAATCGCTTATTCCATCCCATTTAAGACCTACCAAAATACAGCCTTCAGTATCTTTATTGGAGTTGCCAGGGTGGATTCGGATTCCTTCAAACCCTTCTACATTAAAAAGCAAGGGTAAATTTCGGTAAAACCGATTGGAATAAGTAATTTTAACGGGATATGTTCCACTAGGTATAGCGGTTTCACCTGCTATTTTCCATTCACTAACAGGCTTTCCCTCTACCTCTCTTACTTTATCTTCCAATGTGTAACAGATCCATTTTTCATCTGCATACAGGCTTCCGACAGTAAAGTCGCTACCAAAGTAAGTGCGCTTTAATTCTAAATTCATTTTGCGGGGGTGGATTCAAATAACATTTGATCTTTAGCTCGTGAACCCGCAGAAGATCCAAAGTAAAAAGCAATGATTCCTGTCCAAGCAGTGCCTAATGAGCCAAGCATAATCATTAAGGGTGTATTGCCAGTATCCGCAGGAGTAACCATAAGGTAAGCCAATATGCCAAAAAACCCAACGGTAACAAGAATACTAAGCAAAGGAGGGATAATGCTTTGAGTAGTCGTTTGCATATCTCTAGCACTTTTACGATCCTCCACAGCAAGCTGTTCAAAATTTAAGCCTAGAGCTTGAGTTTGCTCTTTAAAGCGTATTTCTTCTTGTTGTACTGCTGCAATCTGATCTGCCGATAGTTTGTTATCGTTAATCATAGACTGCACTTGGTCAGGCGCAACCCCAAACAGCTTAGATAAAGCCGTTACTGCTAGACCTGCTAATGGACCGCCAAGGCAAGTAGCGATTGTGGGCGCTATTTGCGTTAGCCAGTTCATTTATAGTCCTTCGATTGGAGTAACTATTTCAGGCACGATTTCAGGTGTTGGTTCTGTAATAAGCTCAACAATTGGTTCAGGCGCTGGCTCTAGAGTTACTTCAGGTGTAATTTCTTCTGGCGTTTCTGGTAATGGTTCTGATTGTTGATTTGATCCACCGCTTAAAAATGCAGCAAATTGACAAGCAACAGTATGGGATTGACTACCAATACCAGCGCCAATAGCGTTCAAAAATGGTTCAATTTGGTCAAAATAATTCATATTCCTTCTCCTGGAGTAATGTAGCAACTAGCATTAGTACCATTACCAATAATCTTGGCGTACACATTGTTAAAACCAGTTTGAATAGTAGTAATAATGCGTGTGGAATTAGCTAAAACAGGAATTACATATCCTGATGCTGTTCCTGGCAAAGCCACATTGAAGGGTGTTGTAGCAGAAATACCTACATAAACCGTAGCATTGCCATCATTTGACAAGGAATATTGATTAACAGGACTGTCTGCCTTAATGGTAATAATTGAAGATTCAGTATTGGCAGCTCCTGAAACAGATACCGACACCGTTTTCCCCATTGGTTGGAAAGCAATATTATTAGCCATTTAGAAAATGTCCTTACCGCTAGCGTTGCCAGGCTTAGTTGTAGCGGAGTTTTTGGTGTTTTTATTACCATCAAAATTCCATACAGAAACATACCCTGCTGGCATCTTTCCACCTAAAGAAGTGTTCAATCCGCCAGCAGATCCATCTCTAGGTAATGGAGGGCGAACAGCTTTAGAT